TTGCTTCTCCATGTCATCTATAGCAGTCTGTGTCGGGAGCAACTTCTCAAACATTTGACGTCTCACCTTGTCAAGCTCACCTTGCAGTACTGCCTGTTTCTGTAAATTGGATAGATAGTTTTTGGACAATTGTGTTTGTTGATAATACACCAAGCTTCCTTTAGGTTCATATGGTATCAAATGAACAGCATCATATATGTTTTTATATTCAATCTGATATTTTTCATATTCCACAATGTCTAGCTGATCAATATTTGCTATTTTTGGAAATGTGGTCCAATATTCATCAGTGAGTCCACCTAACAGTTTGATGGCACCACGTTTATACATTGTGTTAATGATTCCAAATATTTCTGATAATGCTTTAAATTGGGTCCCGTCAAGAATTTCTGTACCGGGTATAAATGACTCGAGTCCACTATCATAATCTGATATGTCAACATTCATGTCTGTTGCAATGCGTTTTAACACATTGATGTCTTGTACTTGTTTGAAGTGACCGAACATGAAAAAGCTTAACCCTAGGAATAGGTCATCAGATCTAAGCTCATCTGTTCCACTTAATACCGCTGCATCGAAAGCTGCCATGGTCGCTTCTTTACTCCACTCAGGTATGACCAATTTACCCTCCAGATCAGATCTCATCTGTTCCATTCTGCTAACACGATATGCACCATCAAAATATAAATCCATTGGATCTTCTTCCAGTAATGAAAATAATTGAGGCAAGGTCTCCGGAGTGATTGGGCCAGTAAAATCTTCTATGTCGTACACATTTTTCAACGATGGATCTTCCAGAAACAGTTTTGCATATTCTGCTCTTTGTCTGGCCTCGCGAGGAAAAATGTCACGTGAATATTCAATGCCATTCTCATCAACTACTTGTTCTACTTCTTGTTGATTACGTGTTTCTTTGGGACGTACATATTCAGCTGGATCACGTATAAAATCTGCGCCAAGTACTGCCAATGATCCTGCTATATATTGTCTACCTGGCCTATATCCGGCTATATATCGAATTTTCATATTCCATTCATTGTCGCGCGGAAGTACTTTTCGTGCATCCAATTCATCGACAAATGTAGGGGGTGATAATAGTTCACCATTTGGTCCTACACTTTCATATTCAGCAAATCGTCCATCCAGATTTAGATCATATTCTTGTACATCAATTGCAGTGGCAACCGCTATTGATTCATATGTTAAATTTCGTTCAACAAGCATGACTTCCAATGTCTTGTAAGTTGAAATTGGTCTGGCTTTATTCCGCTCAATATACCAAACACAAAATAAGCTACGTTGGATTTGATCAGGTTCCATTCCAGCTGCAATCATTTCCGGAATACGGTGCACTCCAAATTGTATATACATGTCATGATAATCGCCAGGCGTATTAGTTGTTATGTAAAACAGTCCGGTTACAACCGGTTTTGGAAGTCCAATACCATCTGCGCTTACAACAAATGTATTGAATTCATCATCCAACACATCATCCAACTGCTCATTGTCAAGCCCAGGTTGTAGTTTACTCAATGTATATTCAGCATATATTGCTGAAACATCAGCATCTACTTCTAACAATCCACTGTTTGGATTACGTTGTGCCAGATCTGTAACTGGTACCACCGGTGGTGTCTGCTCCGGGCTTAATATACCTTGTTTGAATAATGGATCATCCGGAAATTCATCTTTCAATGCACGAATTATTAATTCACGTTCATCGACGGCACTGGATTCACCTGGTCTGTTTGCAAATTGATTATCTCCCATTTTACTGCTCTATTTTAAAATAATAACCATTGTCATGTATCTGTATATCAGTATCGCCATCACGTTCAATTTTTAGTAAAATTCTGTAGTAACGGTCTGGCATAAAAGTGTTCATATTCAATCTAAAAAATGATCCATTAGAGTCACATGAAATTTTAGTGGCATTACGATCATATGGAATGATAATTTGATTAGTATAAGCATCTGTTACAGAATAATAACTAGACGTTGGTAATCTATATTCAGTTAAATACGTTGATCCGGTACTATATGATCTTACTGGAAATTCCGGACGTACACCGATACGAAAAACTGCTTTATCGGCTGCGCGATATGATGGTCGTATATTTTTAAAATATGGAACATATGTATCTGTTGTAATCATATTGAATGACCCGGTGCCAGATGTGACAGTATCATCCCATGCTATTTCCAATCGTGGTATGAAAATAGTATGTGTTTCATTACCATAATATTTAATACTACCAAATACATCAGTAGATCGTTCATCTGTTGTTGTACGTTTTAACACCAACCCATTGTTTGGTATTGATCCATTCAACCACTTTGATGCAATGTTAGTTATGTTCATACGAATATCTAATGATCGTGGATTGACAAATGATTGGCTAGCTTCATATCCTGAACCAGTCATCCATGTTCCGCCGCCTAACAACTCTGTTGCAGATGCATCACCTGAAGATGCTGCAGAACCTGTGTTCCAACGCGTTCCCGGATCTTCTGCATCACGATAATACCAAGACACGCCTTTTGTAGTCACCGGATTGTCAATTTTATATCCATTACCCATTACCCACGATTGTGATATGGGAAATGCTTTAAGCTCAAATGATAATGGCAATTCAGCTGCATCAGCTGCAATCAATGATAAATACACGGATGACGACTTGGAATTAGATCCTAGGTTTGGTATTTCATTGTTTACAATTGATTGTGATAATGCAGTTATTTGTGATGCAAAATCTAACAGTATGCGAGTATTATATGTATCTGATTGTAATATACCTTCAAATTTAGTGTCAGCTGCTATTTTAGTTAATTCCAATATTGGATCTATACCAGTATTTTGCGCTGGTTTGCGTTCATATAAAGTAGCATCTCTATCGATATAATATAATTGATACATAGTACACTTCTATAAAATTAATTAATAATTCTACCTTTAATATCTTTATTCGGATATCGAATTTCAAATATCATTGGATCTAAACTTGGATAAATAATTCCATTTTTTGTTGCCGCCGTAATGTCATATGAATACGGAGAATACCCTAAAGCCTCATTGAATAAATTAGTTATTTCAAAACGAGCCACTGTTTGTACACCACGAACTTTATCTAGTTCGGACATGATGTTAGGAATGATGATAGGAGCATTAATCTGCATGCGATCAATTTCAAACAGTTCCTTCAATCTATTGATGACACGTAAAATCACTTCCTGATTGTTAACATTTGCATTAGGGATGATATCCACTTCAATTCCAATGTTAACAATGTATCCAGTTTTAATGTTTATCGCATCTGTTAACATACGGAATTGAGACAGATATGTACGTAAATTTTCTTTTAACGACGTGTTCAATGGTATTAGTTGTTTTTGATCATTATATGCCAATGTATACAAATTAAGTGCCAGTGGATTTGATATTGTCTCACGCGGATATGTGGTGTCAGCTGTATTTTGCTGCGAATCACCTATCACATATGCTTTAGCAATAGATCCATATTTTGCTGGCATCATAAAACATCTTGCAATGTAATCTTCACGCGTAACCATACGATTCTGTGATGCAAAGTGTGCCATGGCATTTTGTCGTATGCTATCAATGTCCTGTTTTGTTTTGCCACCAGCTGCTGGTTCTGGATTATTAAATGCGATTGTACTTTTGACAAAATTTAAATTTACATTGGCAGTATTAGTGCTGTTATACTGAATGTCAGTGATAACATTCAATGAATTGGCCGATACATTTTCTTGAACTCCTCCACCACATGAATATCGAACTGTCAATGTTTCATTGTTAGGAGCTAGACCATATGTACTAGTACGCAAGAAGTTTGTAGGATCAACATCTACAGTAGTTGTACGAGTAAGATATTCTAATCCCATTCCTACATTTTTAGGATTAGGAATTAATTCTTCATCTGAATCTGAACTTACACCAGCACCAAAACAGATATCCAATTTTTGATCATTACGTAATCGTGTAATGAATCTCCGTGGTGTTCGTTTTAATTTCAATATGTAAGGTACTGTACTTCTATCTCCAGCAAGATCAGTATCATTAAATGGAATGTTTGCAATTGATGTGAATACAGTATCTTGTGCCAGATAATCAACTTCTGTCCATTCATCTCCACTGTTACTTAAAATCTCAATTACATCCAATACATTTGATTCTGGCAATGTAATTTTATCATATGGTTTTGGTGCATTAAATGTAAATGTTCTAGTTTTTATTTCGCCTGATTTTGCTGCTACCTGTTTACGTATTAAATAAAAATCAATATTACCAATGTTATCTGTGGAATATACTGACACTTCACGTGGATCGGATGCCGTATCTACAGCAAAATCGATTGGTTGAGTTGTTAAAAAATTAATACCTTCAATTGTTTGCACTTGTGCATTTTCTTTAACTGATAATGCATAGTCATAATCAGGTTCAGTACTATTACCAGTTCCTTTTGATGGAACTAACTGAAATGCATCAATCACAACAGTCGCTGGCGTATTTAATTTTGTACGATAACCAAACAACTGAGCTAGCTGCAAAACATTGGCATTTTCCTGGGCACTTGATAGTATTGATTCACGGAATGATTGATCTGTATAGTATGAAAGCACATCTCCAACATATGATGCCATTTCCATAAACATCATACCCGGCGAAGATTCATTGAAGTCATTATAACTGTTTGGAAAATATTGACGTGCAAAATTGATTAGATTTGCGCGAAATTGTGCAAAATCTTTATTTAGATATTTAACATCTTTTTTAATTAATTCCATATGATACCTTTAAAAGTAGCCTGTCTGTGTTAACACTCTTGGTGCAGTTGAGGCTGCATCTGTTTCTGAAAGAATAATTTCATTTTCATTTGCTAATACCATAATAACACGTTCAATGGTTGAATTTTGTACTGTATATCTAAGTCGTATTGTTAAACTATGATTGTCTAAACTGTTAACAACACCTATTTCAGATATCTGTATATATGGTAACCAGAATTCAATATCATCAGTCAATGATAATTGTAGATTTTCACGAACTAATTCAGTATTTGGTTCAAACAATGTGGTGTATATGTCGGTACCAAAATTCGGTTGCATGAATCTCTCTCCTTTACGAGTCAACAACAAATTCTTAAGATTAGATATTGACTGTAATTCTGATGTATATGACTGAGTGAATACACCTGCACTACCAATTGAACCAGAGGCATAATGATCAGCAATTGCCTTTCCTGATACCGGTTTATTAAATGGTAGTAATATACCAACAGCTCGGTCAGGATTCGATCGATCTACTTGATACTGATATATTGGTCTTTGACCCATTATTTAATACCTTTTTTCTTATCTATTGCCTTCATCAATGATGAGTAGTCACGTGTCATGGCATTTACTGTAGAAGCCACATGTGGATTGTTCATATTAACTGGCATATGATCAAAATCAGTACTTGGCATCACGGCCACTGATCCATTTCCATCTGCTCCGGCAATTTCACTTTGAAAATTCATTGTCGGCCACTCCTGTTCTATATCTGATGTTGACATGGCCGTTTCATTCAGAAGATCATTCAATGTAGGATCTTTAACAAATTGTGTCTGTCTTGTCGGTTGCATTGGTGTTGCTGCAAATGTATTGGCATGTCGCGGTTTTTCAACTATCTTATGCAAATGTGATCCATGTTGCATAGCATGCTTATGATTGGTTTTGCGTTCATTTAATAATGTTGTCATTTCTTCACGAACAGCGGACCTAACTTCTTCTCTTATGATCTTACGAAGTAATGATGTAAATGATTTGGTGTCCATAATTTTCCATTTTATATAAATATGGAATACAGTTAAATTAGAGTTTAAATTGATATCACCATTTAAATTCCTCTGAATTCGGCATGAATGGTTTCAGTGGTGGAGGTGTGTACGGAAACAAGATTTGTTTTGTCACATCAACATATGTCATACCACCTTTTGCATTACCTTTGACTAACTCATCAACCGTTTTAGCTACACCATTGGTTGTATCCATGAAATGTGTGGCTATTGTATGATAATATTTATGATTAGCAGTATTATTATTATCTCTGCGCGCAAATTCATGACCGACCGTTCTTGGGTTGGACTTTGGGTTGGACTTAAGCTCAACTAGTACATGTTTGTTTGTCCATTGGAATTCGCATGCATTGTTGTTTGCAGTAATCTTCAACGGCGGTACCGGTCCTGCAATTCCAATGACGTTCTTTACTATGATGCCAGCAGAATATGGCATTGCGGAATTACCAGCTGATATTGCTTGGCTAGCTGGTTCGCCCTTTGCCTCATCAAATACTTCACGTAAACGAAATCCCCAATATGCCTTGTTCAGTTGTGGTAAACATGGAGCACCATTGAGAGCCACACCCGGTACATCATTCTGTGTTGCATCTGTTCCCGCCAGAATTGCTGATGCAAGCGCTGAAGCATTTGGTACCAAATGTTTGAAACGTCGCGTTTTATCTGATTCATCGGCATATTCCAGCCATGGACCCCAGGTACGAGGATCTGAATTGCTAAGGCCTGTTTCACCGGTGTCAGGCGCAGCTGCAGTTGAAGCAATTCGCGCAATGCTCATATATGATTCCACTGGCTGTTCAAGTTGACCTTTATTATATTTTGCAGCGCCCTGATTTCTGTTGCCGCTCCAAATCATGTTTTTTGATTCACCATCAATTTTGCCTAACACGTTGTTGCCGGCGGCGTTTGTTACCCAATCTTTTATTGTCACACCGGTGTCCAATGATGGCTGTCCATATCCCATGGCAATCTTTTGATCTTCAGTCATAACGTTGTTGTAGTTGGCATTGTTGGCTGCGGCTCCAAGTGTTGCAAATAACCCATTTGTAGGTAACCCTTTAACGCGGGTGAAAATAGTCTGTGTCTTATCATCTGCATCAATGTAATCAACTGTGATCTCTTTACCTCCATTGACTGGCAATCCGGAGGGGCCATCTGGAAACGTTTTGCTACGACCTTTCACAAAAGTACTATATGCTGGTTCTCCTAGGAACTGCCTCAATCTTCCACTTTCTTTATTTCCTGCTTCATCATCAACGAAAAATTCCTGATCATCTATAGGAGCTTGCATTGTTTTGAATTTTGGCGATTTCTGATCAGTGGCACCATTTTTAACTTTGCATTTATTGCCTGTGCCTTCTGATTCCAATGTCACTACACGATAAAATGGACCCATGCAAAAACCTGCTGAACCTTTTTTAACGCCATCAATATCAGGTCCTGAATTGTCATCAGTGTCTTTATGAGGTGCCATATCCGGAAAATATTCCATGGTCTTATCTTTTGGTACCAATGCAGGTGGCAATGGTAGTCCTGGTTTAGCTGAAAAAGTAGCTTCGTCAAAGTAAGTATTGAATGCCGTTTCAACTGCATCCACTTCTGCATCATTCTTGGGAAGTCCACTTATTTCACTTAAAGTTTTGGCAGTAGCATTCTTATTTTTACCTTCTTCAATTGCATATGCATAGTTCTGTTCAAGCCATGCATATACAGCATTTTGTATTGCCTCCATTTTCTTTGCAACTATAGACGCCTTTGCTCGGCCTGGGAATCCGCCATCTCCCCTGCTTAGCACCTTAGGGGCCAACTGAGCAGGAAATCCGGGGCTTGCTAGCAATCCTCCTACAGGTCCACCAGAAAATGCTGCGCCGCCAGGCACGTCCTTTGGAGTGCATCCATCAGTTGACCCAGGACCATTACGTGAATCATGAAAATGTTTTGCAATGTTAAAGGCAATGACCTTCCATATGGCTTTGGTCATCTCTGAAGGGAGATTGGATGCTCGTTGATTCTCCTGGTGTCCATCATAACATTGTGTAGCAGATAGAAAATAATCAGTCAATGTGTCTGATGATAATATTGGTTCATCTTTTGCTTTTGGAATACTCGCCAATTCCACAGTGTTCGTAATCAGTTTTTGGTTAGGCACCTTGTTGCCTTCTCCACAGAACTTTTCAAAATTTGGATATATTGAACCTGGATTAATTGGCATTATGATTCCTTAACCCTTCTTTTGTTTTTCTTTTTCTTGTTTGTCTTTCATGGACCGGCGTTGTATTGAAAACTCTCTGTACAGTGTCCTCAGATGTTCCTGCCTTTCTCGAAATCGCGTGTATGTGGTTTTTTCCTGATACCCGGGGTCTGGTAACGGCGCTTTTGCTGTTGCAGAATGAGCACCTAATTCAGACCTCAGTGTGTCTATCTGCTTCCTGTAGAATTCCAAGGTTGGACCTGTTGGTCCAACACCTGTAGGAAACTGCATTTCTGTAGTTATCTTCATATGTTCTGACACTATATCAGTAAGTTCTTGACAATGCATTGACAACAAAATCATCTGATTGAACATTTCATTCAGCAATGTCATGGTGGAATCAACTTCCATTCTCCAATTGGCCGTAGAAAATTTTACATCGCGATCAGCTGATATTAATACACTGTCCAATGCTGCATCCAGCACAATGCGATGTGATCTCATGAAAATTTGACTGCTAGCTGCAGCTCCGATTGCTGAAGTAGGCAATGGATATGCAGGCCCGGATACAAACTTCTTATTCCCATGTGGATTTTTTACCAATGGAACAGTTTCATCTACTGCATCACCAATGACTTTTCCATTCACAGTGTTTTTAGGACCGGATTGTACCGTACCGTCGTTCGGTCTAGTATCTACTCGAGTTGGAGTAAAACTATTTCGAAACTTCAACTCAATGATATTGTCTACTGAAAAAATTGTTGTAGGCTTTGCAATTTTTGGAAAGGGGATGAAATAATTTAAGTTCTGATCAGATGTTAAATACATGGTGGAAGTATCCAATCCGATTGATTCAATCAATGTGGCTGGCGACCCGGCTGCCTTCTGAAATGCTGCAACACCTGGTTTTCCTAGATTACCAACTGATACCACCATTAATGGATTACCAGCTGTTTTTGGAACAACAAATGGTGGGGACATTGGATTCGGTGGTATACCCGGTAGGGTCCATGGAAAAGCATTTTGTTTTGACACACCACTCGTCAGATATGCCGTTGCCATCTGAGTTGCTGACATTCGTATGGAAGAACCATGCCGATCCTCAATGATAGTATCACCTACCAATGGAGCTAATTTTGGAATTGCCTTGTATGGAAATATTGGTGGAACTGGTGAAGGTACAAATGGTATTGGAGTGGCGCCTCTTTGAAAAACACCGCCGGCTATATTACGATTTCGACTTCCGTCAATCATGACAGGACCTAGATAAAAATAGGCCTGCGCGGATGTTGGGCCATCACCGGTTGGCATTGGTACACCGATGCATAATACAAATTCTCCTACCAATGGTATTTGCTGTAAGTATGGAAATAGAGGAGCTGAAAATCCAGTAACAGCACCTTCAGCCGAACCTCCACCAGATCTCCATTCAATAGTACCAACCGGAGGAGTTCCATTTCCAGTAAATGTTGATGCAATCGAATTTAATCGACCTTGCAAATCTGTACCATATGCCGGTCCATCATCTATTACTTCAGCTACGAATATCTGTGCCATCTAATCCTTTTTTATTTTCTTGGGCAATTGGTGTCGCAGCATTTATTTGTATTGCCTTGATTTCTAATTCAGCTTCATCTAACAAGCGCCGGCGCTCATCATCAGAAATACCAAATTCATTTCCATCTTCATCTTTACTCGAGACAGACACTAATCGCTGAACAATGGCTGCTAACTTTACAAGAGCATCATCATTTTTAACTGATACATCTAAATAATCTTTGATTAGAGGTACAATGACAGTGGCGTCACCAATGTTCTTTACTAATGGTTGTAACTCCTGTATCAAGGTGTCAATTTGTCGTGATTTCTTTTTTGAATTATGATATACATCACGCATCAAATCCGAAAACGTCGTACCTTTAAATAGTTCAAATTCGTTATTCATGGTAACCTTTTATATTTATTAATAAATATCCTAGGACTACATTTTAGTAGATTATATGCCCGGTTTCAGAATATTGTATGTACATACGTGCAAAATCTGAACGCATTACATTTAATACTCTGGTTATGTTCTGAGTTTTAAGATTGGTACGTTCACGAATAAGAATATAGATTGCCTTTTTATTGAAATTTTCAATTGAATCAACCGTACGAAACAACTCAATTATTGTGTCCGCAACCAGTATATCACGTTTATTTGTGAACACACGATTAAGATTTAAATCATACCAGTCACACCACTGTTTTACAAAATCTCGTAATGATTCCTGATAATTGTTCATACTCATTTCATTCATCAAATCACGTGCTTCATCAATTTCTATTGGTGCCGCCCGACGTTTTAATTTGGCATAGTTTGTGTTATTTTGTATGATGAGATAATTTTTAGCAATGATTGAAAAATATGAAAATGCTTTTCCTTTGCCTTCGGTAAATCTGTCAATTTTTTCATTAAGAAATGCTACCACTTCGCATTTGATATCTTCGTATGGCACATCAAAATAACTAAATTTAAATGTGTGATAAATGTTTTCGACTAGTTTATTAAATGGATAATTGATATGTTCTCTGTAAATTTTATCACGATAATTTTGATTATCCTCTTTGTTGTAAGCTATTATTGCCTGTTCTGTTATGTATGTGAAGTATTGACGATCATTTGGCTTACGACCTCTTCGTTTGGTTGTATGATCAACCGCTGTTTCCAAATCATACCATTCATAAAACTTTTTTACTGGTGACATTAAATTCCTTTGTTTAACATGTCTACAATGTTTTTAATTTCTTTAAATACAGCTCCCGTTTCATCATCCGATTCAAATGATCCTAAACGATCTATGTTTCGTATGTAAGAATATGCATTACCTATAATTGTTTTTATTTCTGATAAAAACGTATCATAGCTTTGATTTGATGTTTCTAATTCTCCGACATACGTTTCCAATGTCTCTACTGTACGTACTAAATTGAAAATTACAAATAATGAAATTACTAATAATACTGATAAAATTGTTATTGTTATAATCATGTTATGCTCCAAATAAATCTTTAAATAATCGATTAGTGTCTATCGCTTGTGATGATGTACTTATCATTTTTTTCTGTGTTGATGATTTTGGTTTAGATGTCAGCGACTTAACATCATTTCTCCACATTTCAAATTCAATCCTAGCAGCCATTAAATCTGCTTGGTGCATAATATACGGCAAATTAGTACGTAATTTGGAATCTTTACTTCGCGAAATGAAATAAGGTTTAGTAGCTTCGTCATATAGGCCATCAGTACATCTAATACCTAACATTTCATTAAATGAAATTGTAATGCCATAATGTTGTAACAACCAAATTGACATGTCATTGACCAATGCAAAAGGATTGTTTTCATTATGTTTAAATATTTTGCCTTGATTTTTAATATGCCAATCAGAATCATTTGCAATATAGATTTCACCGTCTTTGCCTGGAAACCCTAACTTACCTAGATCATGATGTATTGCAACAAACATCAGTTCTTCTTCGGTATATCCTGACATGTCAGCTCCATTTGTTTTCCATAACTGGTATACTTGTTTTGCACAATGTGTAACTCGTAGTACATGGTCAATATAACCGCCTATGAAGGCGTTATGATAATGATCAACTGATGATGCCGGTGCTGTGTTAACACGGTCTCCTAGATCATCATACATTGCTAAAATCTTTTTAGCACGTTCCTCTGGGAAATGTGATTCGATTACTACTACGAATTCTTTCCAATTTTCTACAATTTGTTCTGCTGTTATGCTCATATTATTTAAATTATTGCATCAATAACTCCGTATTCTAATAACTGTTCAGATGTTAAAAACAAATCATTTTTCATTTGTTCTTTCCACCATGCCGTATCTTTTTTTGTACGGTCTGCCAGTATATTGTATACAGTTGTTTCCAAGTGTTTTATGTATTCTAAATATGATGACAAGTCACTTATCTTGCCATCTAAAAAACTCGATGATTGATGAAACATTACCACTGACCGTTTGCTCATGGTACGTGATCCGGTGCCACATGCCAATATGATGGCAGCTGCGGACAACGCTTGGCCTCTACAAATTGTATTGACTTTAACTGACAATGAATCTAAATAATCTATAATGGCCATCATTTCGAAAAAATTACCGCCCGGTGAATTAATAATTATATTGATGGGATCATCAGCATTTTCAATTGATCGACTTTTTAATATTGCTCTAATACGTATCATCAAATCAACTAATGTTGACTCATTAATCTCATTGGACATGTAGATTACAGAATCATCAAAGTCCATTAACGTCGATAATTGTTCAGCAACCGTCGCGTACAATGTTGAATCATCTCTTTCCGGTACAACCGGTTTGATATTGTTAGGTGTTTCGTTATATAAACTCATACATTAATTATATAAAATATTTTGCTAAAGTCCAAATTTTAATTGAGCTTTTTTATTTGACGTTCAAGTTTCTTTAACTGAGAGGTGTTAGAGTTGATATCTTTTTTAAGAACTGAGTTGCTCAATTCACCTCGTACAAATGCTAGTTGTTGAAATAGCTGGTCGGACAATTCCTCTTTTTCACGTTTAGTTAATTTTGGCTTTTGTATTTTGTCACTAAAATCTGATACGGGCAACGTGCCTTTCAGATCTGGTTGTACAACACCTTTGAAATATACTGTACCATCAGTATATACAAATTGTTTCATAAACTGCCAGCCGCGGGGATATCCTTTAGTTTTATACCCGGAATGATATTCTGGTGGATCAGTTGAATGCAATGCGCATTTGTAACATAATACAGCTGTTGCAGTCGATCCTACCTGACACCAATTGTCGCATATTCGTCCGGTATAGTATTTATCAAATGCGCTGGAGCACCTGCATATCATATATCGTTTACCATTAACAGTTTTTGTTTTAAAAATCATAACTTAAAATTAATATTACCAATAAACCGGCTTGCCGGGATTCTTACTTTTTTTTTTGATTTGATGTTCATTGTAAATATCTTCAGACGTTTCCAGTTTATCATCTAATTTAATAATCTTTAAAACTGGCTCATTAGTTTTTGAATTTGTCATCAATGGTTCATCAGGCTCATTTGGGGGCAGTGTATTCTGTAGATTGTTAGCTGCAAGATTTGTTATACGGTTAAATACAATAATTAATGCAATTGCTAATGGATCAAATATCATTATAAGTAAAATAGTAAACCAATTGACTACTGAATTCATTGGTACATTTATCAATTTAGAAATAAATCTTAATGGTCCTACTTCGCCTGCCACATCTGAATTATTGTTTTTTAATAATATATCATTGTCTAATACTGCGATACTATCATTTAATGATGTGATATTTAAATTTAATGCATCTATTGCAGTACCTAATTCTTCAATTTGCATATCGGCATTTTTAATTTGTGATTCTGTTCTTTTGGCAGCAGCAGTTGATTTGGAATCATATAAACTTTGCAAACGACTTTCTTGTTGTGATCTCACTGTAGATAAAGTATTTATTCGAGCATTTTTGTTATTGATTAAACTTTGAGTTCGATCAATGTTATTTTGAAAATATGTTTTCTTGTTTTCAATGATGCCAACCTCGCCATCTAGCAATTCAACCTTAGTTGCAGTCTGCTGATATGCATTTGTTAGAAATCCATATATACCAGCACTAGTGATTATCATTGATAGTATAATAGCCAAAGTTAGATAGATTTTAATTGGCCAATTCAAGACTTTATGATATTGATGTAGTATTGATGTGGCAATTATCTTGGAAGCTTCAATTGCAATACCCATAATGATGACAGCATTAGCTGCCCCGGCATAGAATTTTGATAATCCATATATCGAGTAATATGCCGATGTTCCTGCTAATGTCAACGCAGCAATAGCAACTAAATATGGAAAAATGCGTTTCATATTAGCTAATGGTAACTCTGTCGGTTACGAATTGAACTTTACGCCGAATTTCTATTAAACGTCGTACTGCCTCATTTGTATCAATTGATTTTTTTTGTGCCATACCAATTAAAATTAATAACATGTTGTCTGCATCATCTAGCACTCGGATCACATTGTCTTTATCTTTCATATTAAAACCTTTTTGTTTTTATTATTATATACATAAATATCGAGATATTGTAAAACAGCTAATTCTTTAGCCTTAGCCTCTACTACAATGTCTAACGATTTACCATAAGTATTGATTTCATCTTGAATATAATCAGAATGGGCCTGGGGTCTAGTCTTAACAATATCACGATAAATTGCATTCAATGTCGGCCAACGATCTAGGTCATCATATGTTATATTATTACGTTGCATCACATCTTCTAACATGAAACGTTGTTCTACAATACGGCCTTCGGAATAATGGCAACACTGACGGATATCATCCGGCCAAGTATAACTGGCCATGTCCAATGCCTCAAATTGAGAAAGTTCATCTGGATGAAATATATGATGATGATAGTCAAATGTAATAGGAATTTGAGCAGGTGTATAAAATAGATCATACAATTTACGTACAGAGTACATGGATGCTTTGTCATCATTTTCAAGTACTAACCGAGCTCGGCACCGGTCTGATAATCTATAATAGTTTTGTAACCAACGTCGAGCAGTAGTAGAATGATCCCCATAACATCCACCAACATGAATGTTAATTTTATTTTCATATGACGGTGCATATCCCATGAGATCAAACAATTCTGAATGCCGCTCTAAACTAATTATTGTTCGCTCAACAACTTCATTTTTAGGCGAACCTAACACATGAAATGGCCCAGGATGTGTAGTTAATCGATGCCCATGGGCTCGAGCATATTCACCACATTCAAACAGTTTAGCAGATATATCATCGTACTGAGGCAAGTCATGTAGTTCATAATGATCATGCCATGGAAATAATTCGGAACCAATACGAAACAATCGTATCTTATGCTCTTCATTCCATTTCAGATAATGAATTAAGTCAGTAGCATTGTCCAAGGCTTTTTGGCCGACAAGTGATAAATTCCAATTTGGTTGCCAAGTATCTTTACGTAAAGTTCTGGAGGTTGTAATTGGTCCGCCTAATTTACGTGGTCGATTAGTTAATGTCATGTTCATACATGCATAACCTAAACGTACATTTTCATTCATACATATTTTATTTTTTATATGATAAAGATAAGTAAAATACCAACACAATCCTAATCTTTTTCAGGAAAAGTTTCAATTATTTTTGCATCTTGTATTGTTTCACAAAGATATAGAAATCCTTCTTTACGAAGTGCCATATCAGCTCCTGCCCATTGTTTTAAGATTTCTAGGTCGTAATCCGGTCGTATATGAGTTTCACGTATGCGACGTTTGATAATAAGAAGATTGCCATTGAAATTAATGACTTGACGATTAAAGTTCATGATTGATCAACTGCGAGTTTTTTATAACTTATTACTTAATTGTAACTTTTTTTGTTTTATTTTCGGCTGTTACTGGCATATGTAATTGTAATAAACCGTTTTCTAATTTGGCATCTAATTTACCTAAATCATACCGACGGCTAATTCTCCAGCCCATATTAAATGCACGACGTGCAATGCCTTTTTGGACGTAATCAATCTTTTGGTCATCTTCAGAAGTTTCTTTTTTATATTCCACTCGTAAGATGTCACCTTCAATTTTAATGTCCAAATCTTTTTTATCAACACCTACACAAGCAACGTCGATGTTCATGCCATTCTCAGTTGTATAAATATCAACTGGATAGTTAAACCGAATTTGGTTGAATGGTGCAAAGTCTACTTCAGACTCAAAGAAATTTTTAAATAGTATGTCAAACGTTGACGTACTGGGGGACTTAAATGTTGTTAACTGTTTCATGTTAATCTCCTAAAATAATTAATTTGTAATGAAAACTCGCAGTGCAATCAATTACATTTATATACATCAATTTTCACAAATAGGTATACTGGTCCTGTAAATGTTAAAGGCCTTAAAATATTTGTAAACATCAAATTCTTTTTCTTTTTTAATTCTATTCGTACGAACTAATATGAATCCATCGCGAAAGAATTTTCGTACAAATGTACGTATAACTCGTAAACTATCCGAGTTCAATGTCATGACATTATCTATTATACAAATACATAATCGATGTGGTCCGACATTAAGATCTTCACTTGAATATGATATAGGTGAAGGGGTATCCTGTTTAAGTTTATATAACTGGTTTAGCATTGAATCACTTACACCAATTGTCAATGCATCAAATAAGAATTTAATTTTTTCATCATCAGCAAGTATGCAGAAAAAATTATATTCATCATCTAGTATGTCGAGGTCTATTAAATTTTTCATAATACTCTCTTAAAATTTGTGATGCAAAAAATGTATACTCAATTCCGTTTGCATCAAGTTCAGTTTTAAACTTAGACAGATATGATTTTATCTCTATTAGTTTTTGGTCTCTAGAGTACTGGCTATCTGATAAAATGGCAGATATATTTTGTTCCTGCTCATGAGTTAGCATATCCATTCCTTTGTTATAAATATCTGTATAAATTAATTTTTCGATCTTTATCCAACAACATTGTGCATTGTTTGCAATTCGTAAAAACGTCGATGCAATTCCAATTTCAAACGTAAACGCATCAGCGGTTAACAATAATTTTAATGAGTCAACGCCATCTGAACTATAACAATATCTAACTAATTTATTTGATATATAGCGTTTATGAAACCCCATATCATCTCATTAAACCTAAGCGGTATGCCTGGCGTAATGCTTGTTGTGCTGCTTTAGCAGTTTGTTCAATTTTCTCTAATTCTTTAATAGTTACTGGAAAATACCGGTCACCAATAACAAATTTACCTACAGTGACATAATCACCTTTAGTATAATAATCATCGGCATTTAAATTGTCTAGCAGATCAAAATCAATACTGCTATAATTTTTACCATAACGTTTAACGCGGTCTTCGTCAATACCAAATCTATTGTTGATACTCATAATACTCTTACTTATATATAATTAAACAAAATACGTCTTTACTTGATGTATGGTCAAGTGCAACGTTATTAAACTCTTTCTGGGCCCAATTGAAAATTTCACCTGGATCATGATCAATAAGACCTCCGGGATCTGTATCTGATAGGCATGATGCCAATACAATGACTAATCCTTTAGTGCAATGCTGATACATTTTACGTATGGTATTTTCTGTATACTCCTTGTTAGATTGTACCGTGTCAGCATCATATCTCAAATTACTTGATCCAATATTGATTACCCATTGGCCTGAAATATCATCGCCAATTGCATTCCAATCTGATAGTATTAAATTTGCCTCCGGATACAATGCTTTGCCAGAATTAATTAAACGGTTGTTTAAATCGACTCCAATATAATCTGGTGTTTGATTATACTCGGACATGAAGAATGGTATGAAATCGCCTCGACCACAACCAAAATCTAATAAACTATCTTCCGGATCAATATATGTCATGACGTTACGATATGTATTCCATTGTTGTTCACGACTATCAAAACCTACAACTTCAGGTGAATATTGCAAATAACTTTCATCATATGCATCATTCATTTTAGCCATCTCATCTTCTGTTGGTTCAATTTCTAGAACCTGCATGTCCTCTGGAATATTTTCAATGATAATTTCTTCTGAATCTGCTGTGTCAATTAATTTTTCAGATCCTTCTACATTTGCAGGAAATGCTGATTTCAATTCAACCTCAGTTGGATCTTCTTCTGATGTAGTGTATTTAGGCGCAAAATCGTTAAGTCCTAATGTACGTCTAAGTCTATTTACAGTGTTTATTATGCTCATTGTTTACTTCTTTTTTTACGTTTCTCCATTCGTAACAATTTTTCTTCGATGTTTGTCAAGTCCATTCGAAGTGGATGTGTACGATTAAAATTCTGAGTTGTTTTACATGCTAACGCTGCATTTGACCATGCTATAATTGATTCTATTGCTGGCGGCAAGTAATACTCTTCACCTAACACAACATCGTTTACAGTAACAATAAAGTAGCCTTGATCATCCATGACACATTTTGCATTTGGATATTCCTTAAGTACTCGTTTTTCTTCACGATTTATATTAGCTAATTTTACCATGACCGTTCACCAATTACAGGAAATGTAAAATCACCATGTTTTTCAAAATGTTGTACAGGATCTAGTGGTCGAACAAACTCACTATAATTGGCACGTGTATGACCAATATGTCTATTATATGAAAGTTTACTTGGTATTGTAGTATTATGTAGCCATACCTCTGTTAATGATGAATCAATTGAATAAGGAACTTTTGAGTTATCAACTGATACTACACAATAACCGCTACCTTTCTCCGATCGTACATCATATCCAGTAATGGCATTCTTTTTTCTATGGATATTAGTAACAATTGCTACTTGCAATACATCTTCTATACGGACCACAACGTGGTCACCAATGTTATATATCATTATTAATTATTTAATGGATTGATAGTTTTACAAATTTGGCTTGATGTCACTGATTTCACTTCAAAATCTACTCCAGAATCTTGGAAATCTTTATGAATTAAAGCTTCCGCATGGGTCACGGTTGCTGCATTAACGAGATATGTCTCGGTTACTTTTTTCACACCTTTTGGTGTATCGGTTGCTACTTTAACTTTTGCAATATAATAACTCATTTTTTTTTTTGGTTTTAATTAAACATATCTAAATATATAAACTTTTGATCAAAGAACCAAATCTTTTAGTAACTTTTTTTAAAATTGTTTTGGTATTGGTGTTGCACGACGACCGCCTTTAGTGCGTCTATTTTCTAATTCATTTGCAACTTCTAGTTCTGCCTGAATCATTATTCCTAATACGCCCTTATCACTGAGATCAGTAGATAATTGCTGAAATTTACGAAATGATCCGGGGCCGCCGCCGGCTGCGGATGTTGCAGTTTTTGATGCACCTACTAATCGGTTTGCAATTTCTCTACGTAATGCGGCTCGCGTCATTGTACCGAAACCTACAATATGTATTTCTGGGTCTATAGGATCAAAATTGTCTGGGTCCAAGAGACCTCCGTATTTGTATGAACGTTCAGCTAATACAGTCTTCACTTCTTCATTAATGATGTCAGTTAGTCTATTTCGGAGATCTCTTTTTTCCATGGGTTACGCCTTCTTTGATTCAGTAACTGATTGTTTTCTATATTCAGTCACTAATTTTTTTAGATCACCAATAGCCTTGCGTGCTCTTGTAGCAGCGGCTCGGTTACCTTTATCAATAAACTTTTCATGATTATCTGAAAATTCTGTCCATTGTTCTTTCAATTGTGTAAATAATTCTTGTGATGTCATAACACCTTCCTTTTTAAGTTAATTCTATTCGTTAAATTCATAAGGATCTTCATCCTCATCTTCAATATCATCATCATCGATGATATATTCTTTACAAAATTCTAGCTCCAAATGATCCTCATCAACGGTGTCAACTGCCTGGAAGATCAAATTTCCATCCAGATATACTTCACCGATCAGTGTATCATCATCAACAAAGAATTCTAGTTCCGTGCCAAATAATACTTCGCCTGTATTAATGTTTTCAAGCCGCTGCATTTTTTGAAACGATTGACCAAATTGCACCGGTAAGTGTCAATATTCCACCAATACACTCTGTTACAAGTGTTTCATCAACAAGACCTCTTGCCACTACAATACCGCCAACAAATGTTAATGTATGTCTTATAATACCCAATACTTGTTCTTTAGTTAACTTCATGTTCACTCCTTTTATTTTCATATAAATATCTACCATCCACCTTTTTACTACCTATTACATGGTATGAATCTAATATACATCCGGCATATGTCCATGCCAATCGCTGTTTCAATTCAGCTCGTGCACTGCTAGATCTAGGATCTGAGTGATCACAATGCATTATGTATTCCACATTTCCATTACCATGTTTGTTACTGTAATAACATTGATACCGATGTTGGTACTGAAATGGATCACATTTTTTTGGTGTGATCTCCGCGTATGAAAGCTTTCTGCTTTTCAATTGTTTTCTTGAGCTCATTTTTATCCAAAGTGTTAGGTAATGAATCTGATTCTACTATTGTATTCGAACCTGTGTTAGAACCAAGATATTCATGTATATGCCATGGTTTTGCGGCATGTTTTATATCAGATGAATTGTACCATTCTGACTTAGGCAATATCATACCATCATCACATTTCACCTTATATCTACCGGGTTCAGTGATTTCAATCACAGTACCATGATGTTTGGCTCCTAGAAACCGGCACAAAACTTGATCACCGACTTTTAATTTTCGAGTCTTACTCATTACTTGATAATTTTTGTGGTTTGTTTAGCAGCCATTTTTGCCCGGTATTCTGCTTGAATGCGGCCCAATTCTAAACAACGTGCAACGGTGGTGTTTTCAATTTTTGATAATCGTGATTTTTGGAATAATCCAATTACCGCATCTTGGCGGACGATACCTGAATTTCTTGTAAATTTTGACATATTTCTTATTTTTTATTTATACTTAAAGATAAGAAAAAATTTTCAAAGTACCAAATCTTTTGCCAGCTTTGTTTCAGAAAAGTTAAGCTTTTTTTAGTTTTTGTATGTGATATTCTTTAGATCTAGGGCGTTCTCCTGGAGAATATATTCTATATACATTACCATCAGATGCTTTGAAGTTGAAATCCATGGAGCGATTAGGAAAGAATTCTTTAACTGCATCCAAATTTGGAATAACTCCGATCCAAGATTCTATTCTAGTAGACCATTTGGCAATGAATTCTACTCGAGATAGTATTTGATCACCTTTCGATCCATGAGGGAAAGATTTTCCAGTCCATCCTTCAGCATTTGAATTTTGAGAAGGCTTCCATTTAACTGAAGATTCCTTCATTATAGCGTTAACTTCTTCTTTAATGATTGCATGAATCGCAAGTCGTAAGCTTAATTTTTTCATTACACTTTACCAGCTTTTAATGATGTCACAATTTTTTTAATTGATAACGCCATTTCACGCATGCGACGGTTCTCATAATTATCAGCATTGTCACCATATCTTTTAACCGCTTCAGCAGCGTTATTCATTGCATATATGTATTGCTCATATGCTTGAAATATTTTGTTCATCACATATGCAAGATCGGACATTTTAATATCTTTATCATTGACAACAGCCATTGGCTCTCCAAATTTAGACATACGTATAAGTTCCATTGATTTAATGATGGCATCATTAATGATTTGCATTCCATCTTTAACAAGTGCATCAACTGAATCTTTACTGGTTACACGTGTTGACAATATTGTGTTATATCGGTTGATGTTAGCTTGTCTATATGCTTTTGCATCATGATAAATTTTTGTTCCGGCCTTCAATTCTACACGTTGGGCTTTCATTGCAGTTGTTCCACCGCGATATGATTCCAAATCAAAACGATACATTTTATCAGCTAAATCAGTTAATTTTTTAAATTGCAATGTGCCACGAACACCTTGGCCAAGTGGCACTCCTGTGCCGCTAGATTTATCAGCTGTTACTCCTTGTGCGTAACTTGTTTTGTATCGCTGTTTGTTTCCTCGAAAAGAATCTGCAGGAGCCGCACCATAACCGCGATTACTCGACGGCCCGTAATACAATGTTTTACCATCCAATGTCACTGCCAATAAACCTGGATCAATTGACTGATTCCAACTGTCACCGACTTTTTGACGTCGGTCTGACATGTAAAATACTAAACCGGTTTTAGCGGATGTCGAATCACCTGTAATGTCTTGGAATGATCCAGCTGGTACCTTATCCCATGCAATATCATATTTTTTTGCAATTGCATTGAATAGTTTTTGTTGATCACTCGATCTTGCACCGAGCTTCTTATGAATTTCACGTGCAATTGGATCTGCAAAATCTTCATTAAGATTATTACGTAATATTGCGACAATTTCCTCTTTTATGATTCGTGTTATGTCTGATTTTTTCATTGGTATCTCTTTATTTTTATCTTATTTTAGAATAAATATGCAGTACTGCATTAATATTACTCGATTAATTCTCTGTTATATAGATTAACTAGTATGAGTCTAGCAAATTTGAATTCCTTTGCGCGGTTGAGCCTTAAACCATAAGCATTTGCAATTGGTTGTAGATGTTTATATGCTTCACTAATAGTCATCTGTCCTATATTCATGCTGCTACAAACAAAAAGGTTTTTTTATCCGGTGTCCAAACACCTAGTTGGCCAGATTTCTTTGCAGCCGCAGCTACTTTATTATATTCATGTGTTGTATCAGCAGTGAATATGAGTATATTATCTAATGAAACTTCCGAGAAATGTATTGATATTGTTTTCATAATAGATTTCATGCGATTGTCATGATCTTTTTCATAACTAGAAATACTGCTAGCAGGCCGCTGCATGTCTCCCCATATAAAATCCGTTGTTCTAATATTATCTGATTCGGACATTAGGTTCTTTAGTTTTATCATAATAGCCTTTTTAATAATTCTTTTTTAATAAATATGCATGTAATATCATATTAATAAATATCGCTAATTCGATAAAGGTGCTTTAATTGCTGGGTGTGAGATACTTTTCAATATATGAAGGAATAAATACATCTGCTTTATATCCACTACCTTTAAAAAAGACTTCTCCTTCGTTACCATGTTTCCCTATTTTTGCAAAATACTCTGGATTTC